TAGTATCACTCACGGTATGAGGTTGGGTGAACTTGTTACTGTTACTGCTGGTAGTGGTATCGGGAAGAGTCTGTTCTGTCGTGAGATAGCACACCATCTGTTAGGACTGGGTGAGACTGTTGGTTACATAGCTCTTGAAGAATCTGTCAGGCGTACAGCACTAGGTATCCTTGGTATCCACATGAACAAACCACTACACCTCGACGATGATATGTTAGATGAAAAAGAACTGAGACCTGCGTTTGATAGGACTGTGGGTAACGGTAAGTTCTACACCTACGATCACTTCGGTAGTATGGAGTCTGACAATCTGTTATCTAAGATTAGGTATCTGATTAAAGGCTTCGATTGTAAATGGATATTCCTAGATCACCTATCGATTGTTGTTAGTGGTATCCAAGGAGACGATGAACGCAGACTGATCGATAATACTATGACCAAGCTACGATCTCTAGTTGAGGAGACAGGGTGTGGTATGGTATTGGTCAGTCACTTGAAGCGTGTGGATACTGGACATGAAGAGGGTGGGCGAGTAAGTCTACATCATCTGAGAGGTAGTCAAGCAATCGCACAGCTATCGGACATGGTCATCGGACTTGAACGCAACCAACAAAGCGACAGGCTAAGTAACGAAACAAAAGTAAGAGTACTGAAGAATCGATTCAGTGGTGAGACCGGACACTGTAGTACATTGTATTACAACATAGACACAGGTAGGTGCACCGAGGAAGAGAGAGCTAGTACCTTTGAAGAAACAAATAATGAACCATTCTAAATATGAGAGGAACTATTAATAGTATAATACCAGAGGAGCAACAGCGGGATATAATATGCAGACTTCGTGAAGAGTTTAAGGTGAAAGTAAAAGAAGCCGTGTTAGGTAAAGTCACCGCTAATACACCTAAATGGAAAGCCCAAGCTATAAACGATATATACATACACCCTGCAAATACATGTCACTTAGTTAGCGGTATAAAAGAGATAATGGAGAGCATCGTAGACCAGAACTATGATGTATGTAAAAAATATAAAAAGCGTAAATACAAATGAGAACACTATTCTTTGATATAGAAACAAATGCTCTTGAAGACTTCACTAATCTGACGGACCTGGAAACTGTACACTGCTTATCTGTGTACGATCCTATGACTCCTAAGATGGTGACCTTTGCAGGAGATAGTATACACCGTGGACTGACAGCCTTAGCAGAAGCAGACCGTATCGTCGGACACAATGTTATTAAGTTTGATATACCTGCTTTGAAGAAGCTGTACGGATTCTCTCCACCTCTAGTTAAAGTCGTAGATACATTGGTATTATCTAGGTGTATCTTCAGTGACTTGAGGAACGAGGACTTCGGACGCAACAACTTCGATAAAGCACTGGTTGGTAGTCACAGCTTGAAAGCTTGGGGACACCGGATGGGTAAGCAGACGAAGCTGACATACGGAGAAGAGGACGGTGCATTCGATCACTACAACGATGAGATGAAGAAGTACTGTGAGAGAGACTGTATAGTTACACAACTGCTGTACGATTATCTACTCAGTCAAGAGCCAAGCAATCAGATGATAGCTATCGAACACTGGTTCGCATTTATCATATCTCAACAGGAGAAACACGGTTTTGCATTTGATGTAAAGAAAGCTGAAGAGTTGGAAGTTAAGTTGATAGGTGAACGGGCTGAAGTAGCTGACGAGCTAGAGTCTATCTGTGAACCAACTAAGGTTGAGATGAAGACAGCATCTGGTTGGAGACTAGAGTTAGATGGTGAGGTGTTTGAAGCTGAGACTAAAGGTGAACTTCGTAACAAACTGCGTGAAGCTAAGAAGGTACTGAAGCGGGTGGAAGATGCTGTTAGGTTAGATAACAAAGTTAAGTACATACCATTTAATCCGGGCAGTAGACAAGAGATAGCTAAACAACTAAAGAAGTTAGGCTATGACTTACCAGTAGAACCAGATGCTACCACTCCTAAGATTGATGAGGCTACACTAAAAAAGATAGATCACCCTATAGGAGAGAAGCTATTGAAGTACTTGTTGTTGCAGAAAAGATTGGGTGCAATATCAGAAGGTAACAGTGCATGGTTAAAGCTACAAAAGAATGGGAGGATATATGGTAGTGTTAATACTAACGGAGCTGTAACAGGCAGGTGTGTACATAGTAAACCTAATGTTGCTCAAGTTCCTAGCTGTTCAATACCATACGGTAAAGAGTGTCGAGAATTGTTCGGTGCGGGTGAAGGATATAAGTTGGTGGGATGTGATGCTAGTGGGTTGGAGCTACGGATGTTAGCTCACTATCTAGCTATTTATGACGGAGGTCAGTACGCTAGGTATCTGTTGGAAGATGATATACATACTGTTAATCAGAAAGCAGCAGGATTGGAAACAAGAGACCAAGCTAAAACATTCATCTATGCTCTACTCTATGGTGCTGGTCCTGAACTCATGGGTGAAATCGTAGGCGGTGGTCTGAAAGAAGGCATACTACTGAAGCGTAAGTTTATGAGTAATATGCCAGCACTTCGTAAATTAAAAGAAGCCATAGATAAAAAAGTACAGAGAGGTGGTACACTGATGGGACTGGACGGTCGGGTGTTACGCATACGCAGTAGTCACGCAGCACTGAACATGTTACTTCAATCAGCCGGAGCCGTGTGCATGAAGGTAGCTTTGATACAGTTATACCATGCACTCGGGAAGAGTAAGTGGCAGCACGGTAGAGAGTACGCATTTGTTGCTAACATCCACGACGAGTTCCAAGCAGAAGTAATACCACAACACGCAGAAGACTTCGGTAAGTTAGCAGTGAAAGCTATTCGTGTAGCTGGTAAAGAACTGAAGCTGAATGTACAGTTGGATGGTGAGTACAAAGTAGGTACAACTTGGGCGGAGACGCACTAAGAGATGGACGAGATACAATACGACAGCTACACTACCCTTGCATACCTCTATGATACACAAGACCTTACCATGCCTTCATCAAAAGCACAACGCATAGGAGCAATAGGAGAGGCTCGATTCATCGCTGAATGTTTAGAGCGGGACTTTGAACCACACACACCAACGACCCCTATGCCTTGGGACTTCATTGTAACTTGTCCAGCTGGTGATCTAAAGGTACAAGTAAAGAGTACATCTTGTAACACACAGAACGGTTATGTACTTAATACAGGATGCGGGCGAATAAGTAAGGATTATATACCAGACAGTGTTGATGTGGTAGCAGCATACTTAGCACCTATTAATGAGTGGTGGATGATACCTCAATCAGTTGTTACATCGTTAACAATCAAGCTGTACCCTGAGAACATAAGCAAAAGCAAATACAAGAAATATCAAAACAATTGGAGCGTATTCTATAAATAACATGAGTAAAACTACACTACTAATCGACGCAGATGTCCTCGCTTTCGAGGCAGCTGTTGTCGCAGAAGAACCTATACAATGGAAGGAAGAACTGTGGACTGTACACGCAGACATGGCATTAGCTAAAGCTCGTGTGATAAATAAGATACAGGAGTTCAGGGATAACTTAAGATGTGAGAATGTAGTACTGTGTCTATCAGACCGTGCTAACTTCCGACGCAAGTTATTCCCTGATTATAAAAGTAACAGAGCTAAGTCCCGACTACCTATCATCCTTCGACAAGTAAAACAGTGGATCATCGATGAACTGGGTGGTGTGCTGTGGGCTAACTTGGAAGCAGACGATGTTATATCTATCCTTGCAACAGACAAAGCAATGGATGAAGAGACGATCATTGTTAGCATCGACAAAGACTTCAAGAGTGTGCCAGGTATCTTCTACGATTATAACAGAGGAGAGTATCACCAACCATCAGTAGAAGAAGCAGATAACTTCCACCTCATACAAACACTGACCGGAGATTCAACAGATGGATACAGTGGTGTACCAAAGGTGGGACCAGTAGCTGCTAAGAAAGCATTGGATAAATACGGATACACTTGGGAAACAGTTGTTGCAATGTATGAGAAAGCAGGACTTACTGAACAAGATGCTTTGATGAATGCATGGATGGCACGATTACTACGAGCAGAGAACTACTGCTTCAGAACTAAAACAATAAAGAAACTATGGACACCGAAGAACTACCAAACCAAGGATATA